GTTCTACACTTTAGGTTTGCTTTTTTGATCAACATAATTTATACTTAACACATCCCAATAAACTGTTGGGTGTTAACTAAGAGGAAAAAATTATGAAAACTAAATATAACATTACAGAAATAAACCCAAAAACTATTAAGCAAGTTCGCCAGATGATTAAAGATTCATTGTCAGTTATTATGGAAGATAACAACCTAAGATTTGAATTAGGTAATGCGACTTATGATGAAGACTCATTTAAGTTTACTGGTTTCAGAATCTCACTTGCTGATGCTTTGACTCCAGAGCAAAAAGATCTAAAAGAAATTATAGCTATGAGAAAAAAAGCTGATTACTATAAAACACTTGACGATACTAAGATCGGTTGGGATAGAAGTGTTGCTTACAAGTTAGTTGGTTATAAATCTCGTGCTAGAAAAAAGCCTTGGGTTATTCAAGGTGTTGAAAATGGTCAACAGTATGTCGCATCAGATTCTATAGTTGAAAGAATGTTTGGGGAGGAAGAATAATGAACATAATGGACAAAATAGAAATTATTGGGCCTAATAAGGAATTTGAGGATGCTATGAGAAATAAAATTAAACAACATTTTGAACCAGTTGGCATTAATGTTTTAAGTTTGTTTGATGGTATTTCTGGAACACAAGTTGCTTTAGATCGAATGGGTGTAAAAGTTGACAATTACCATGCCTCAGAGATTGATAGACACGCTATGTCGATTACTCACAAAAACTTTCCAAAGACCGAAATGCTTTATGATGTTAACAATTGGGAATCTTGGGATATTGATTGGTCTTCTATTGATCTTGTTGTTGGTGGTTTTCCATGTCAAGCATGGTCAAATGCTGGACTCAAGCAAGGTGATAAAGACCCAAGAGGAATGTTATTCTGGACAATGCTAGATGTGATGAAGAAAGTATTAGCCAACAACCCTCAAGCAAAATTCTTAATGGAAAATGTTCGGATGAAAAAATCGTTTGAAGATTACATAACTTTTCATACTGAAGAGGCACTTGGTAAAGTCAATAAACATCTGATTAATTCAGCTTTAGTATCTGCCCAAAATCGTAAGAGATTTTATTGGACTAACATTGATGGCATTGATCAGCCAGAAGATCAAGGATTGGTACTTGCTGACATTCTTATGGATGGTTGTGTCGATAGAGATAAGAGTTATTGTATCGATGCTAATTATCATAAAGGTGGTAACCCAAAATCATATTTTGAAAAAGGTCGTAGACAATTAATATTTGATCGTCCATGTGAACTCCGAGATTTCGATTCTAAGGCAAAATGTCATCATGTTGCTAATGCTACAGACATCAAAGGTAATGAATCAATTAAGAGGGTATATGCTGATTCTGGGAAGAGTCCAACATTAACTACTATGGGTGGTGGACATCGGGAGCCAAAAGTCTTAATCATTCCACAAAAAGTTAAGGTTAGGAAGTATGAGGTTGACATTCCTAAATTACAACAGACATTAAGAGATCATAAGGATATGACTATATTGACTCATAAAAATTTAGCTGATCTTTTAAAAGTTCCAGTTACAAAAGTTGAGCATTGGTTTAGGACTGATTCTAGTTTTGCCATTCCTAGTGAAGACATTTGGTTTAGATTAAAAGATTTGTTAGTGATCAAGACTGATGAATTTGACAAGTCAATAGTTTGTTTTGAAGTTAGAGATGGTAAGTTTGATATGGCTGATCGAGTTTATAGTCAAAATGGGAAGTCACCAACTGTAGTTGCAAGTAATGTTGCTAAAGTTATGGATCAACCAACTTACAGAAAATTAAGACCATGTGAATGTGAGGCTTTACAGACATTTCCAATAGGCTATACAGAGGGTATATCAAATACTCAAAGGTACAAGGCTTTAGGAAATTCTTTTACAGTTTCCGTTATACAACATATACTTAGCAATGCTTTTAGTTCTAATGTTTAGTACCAAAAGCGTATAATATTAATTAACCAGAGGAAAAAATTATGGATTACAATCAATCATTATTAAATGCTCGTTACAATCAAGACGATAAAAATGAGCAAGTCTATTTACTTTTTGAGCATCGCATTGCTCAAGATCTTTTAATGTATAAACCGCATGAAAGACAAAGTATCGAGTCCTTAGAGGATTTCATAATCGAATCAAAACAACTTTATCAAGAATTTGAGATGTCTGGCGATGTCTGGGATTTCTCAGATGATGTAGTTGAAGCCGTTGAAAATGCAATTGTTACATGCAATCAATGGGATATAGAAAGACAACAAAAAAACGGAGGTTACAATGGGTAGAATGAGCGATTTGCATATTGAAATGCAAGAAGATGGTTTGTTGGATGATGAACACAATAATCCTACACCAGATGAATTACCATCAACAGGTCTAATTGACGATTGTAAGAAGATTGTTGATTTGGGCGAACAAATGAATACCGATAAAATAAACTACTCATTTAGGAGTATTTTTGGGAGTCCAGATGGATAATGAAATTGAACTAATAGATCTAGAATCTATGACTTTTTATTTTAAGCTAGGTGAATATCCAGATTTAGATAGTGCATCTGTAAGAAGTGCAAAGTATAAAGATGGAACAATTTTGACCAAGGAAGATAAGATTAGATTTAAGGAAGATTACCCCGAATCTTTTTATCAACTCTTATGGGATTTTATCGGTCAATATGGAAGAAAGGGGTTTAACTAACAGAGGTAAATATAAATGTCTACTAATCGAGAGAGGTTGAACACCCTCTATAAAAAGTTTGGTTTGGAAAAAGAAGATACATTTAAACATCAACACTACACTATCTTAACTCGTAGTGGTATTGAGAAAGTTCAGAGAGGTGCTAATATTAAAGTTCACTATGAAGTGATCAAATGTGAGCCAGAATTTTCTTGTGTTAAAGCTTTTGCCACTATGAAAGATTCAGAGATTGAAACTTTCGGATCTTGTAAGCGAGGTAAAGGTGGTGATGGAAACACCATATCTTGGTATGTAATGGAAATTGCAGAAAAGAGGGCTATGTCTAGAGCAGTCTTAAAACTGGCTGGTCTATACGAACTTGGACATATGGGTGAGGATGAATCAGAGTCCTTTAAAGCACCAACAAGGAGCCAACAAACAGGTACTGAGGTCAATAGGTTAATAACGGAATTAAAGAGTCCTAATTGCTCCCTGGATCGAGCAAAACAAATAATGGCTGACATGCAAGAGCGTGAATCAGAAAGTCCTAACTCACCTTGGGGAGCCGTTATCGATGTTGCCATGAATCAGTTTGGTGATGAGTTTTACACCAGAGGGGATGAGTTGTTGACAGAAGATCAACTAACTGATCTAGAAGAGAACTACACATCTCAACCAGATGACGATTTATAAAAATTGATAGGGGCTGACTTTCCAATGTCAATCGGTTGAATACCATCCCTCGTTAAGGCATTTATGTCTTTTGGTATTTGGTCGTTAGGTTGAGAATAAGTCTGGTGCTTGGGTCTACCATAAGTGACCCTTTAATTAACTAAGGAAATAAAATGAGCGACTATGACAATACTAACAAGGGTGCTATTTGGAAAAACGACAATAGCAATCCTAATGCTCCTCAATACAAAGGTACACTCAATGTAGATGGGGAAGACTATCAGATCTCTGCTTGGAGAAATACAACTGAAAACACCAAAGCACCAGTTCTGAGATTTCAAGTACAAAAGCCATCAAGTATGCCTAACATACCTAAACCAAATAATGATAGACCTTTGGGTGATGTAGGCGATGATGATGTGCCGTTCTAAATGTTAACACTTGATCCAGACACCCCCATCATTAATGTTGATGGGGTAGAGTTCATGAGAAATAATCTTATTGGTTGGGAGCATAGACTAGTTCGTGTTTATACTCTGGACGATAAAACCAAGGTGACTGTTAAGATGGTTGCAGATTTTTTAGGATGTACTAATACTTGTGCCAGATCTAGACTAACAAAATATTCTGATCCGAAAATTATTTATCGAGTTATTTTAAATAGAAAAACTAGAGAGCCTCGATTTAAAGTTCCGAAAGAAATGATTGATAGCCATGAATGGTATAAAGACCCTTTAACTAAACTAATGCTTAAATAGGAGGACACTATGAAAGTAATATGCCCACATTGTAATAAACCGTATCAAGTGGATATAAAAACTAAACCACCAACTGATGAGGAGTTGATTGAGTTTGAAATATTTAGAGATAACTATAAAGGTAAAAAGCGTGGCTTAATTACCGAGATGGATAACTTCACCAAGAAACATAAAGATTGGCGAAGAGTTTTACCCACACTTAATAGACTTTATTTAGACTTTGGTGCTGAATCAAAATATATTCCACATTTCCAAACCTTTATTAATCAAAGGCAATGGGAAATGTTTGATATTAAATCACAAAGAAAAACTAAACCATATGTCAAAGAATTTGATTGGAGGAAAAAATGAATACGAATGTACTAGATGAAAACGGCCTACCTTTTATTGTAAGTAAATATACAAGAGCAGGTGGGCAAGGTAGAGAAATTGTCTGTCCTTGTTGTAATGATAAAGTCAGAGTGTATCACTTTAGTTGGTTTGCTTTAGTATGTGATAAGTGTGGTGAGCCAGTTAAAAAACTTAATTGGGTTGTTGCTTTAACTGATAAAGAAAAGTACACAGGCAAAACTGAAGTTATTAATAATGGAAAACATAAATGGACTGAAAGAGAAGTCAATACCAAAATGATTCAAGATACCCATTGTTATATTAATACATCAGACTACCCAGATTTTTGTGATAGTTATTTTGAGGAGGCAACTTGGATTGATGGAACGGCACTAACTGATGAAGAGTTAGAGCATCTTCAAGATACTGGCGATGGTAGTTATCTTTATGGATGTATAGAGGAGCAACTTTACTAATATGTCTGATTTTTTAAATTATGGCACTAGCCTAGAACTTACAAAGTCAGACCAAGAACTTATTAAAGATATGTCGGCTAATATTTGTCAACAGGATAGAAGTTATTTCATAAATAATTTCAAGAGGGATAAAACCACCACGCTATATCAAATGAATCTAAATGGATTCGGAGCAGAATTATCATTTTGCCGACTCTGTGGGGTAGAGTTTGATTCTTCTACCGATCAAAAAGAAAGTCATTTTAGTAATGCAGATGCCATACTAAAAGATGGAACAACTGTTGATGTAAAGAATACAACTTATCCAAATGGCAAACTTCTAGTAAGAACAGGGAAAGAAAAAAAACTAATAGACATCTATGCTTTAGTTGTAGGTACATTCCCTGTATTTAAATTTTCTGGATGGGCGAGTTATAAAGATATTATTCAACAAGAATTAATAGTAGATTTAGGGTGGGGGGATTCATATTGTTTGCCCCAGACCAATTTGAGGAAATCTCTTAAAATAATTGTATGAAAACATTTACACTTAACACTTTTGAAAGTGTGAAAAGTGTTAATGGTGCGTTAATTACTTAAAGGAGTTAATATGAAATACTTAAAAAGGTTTTTAATTTATTCAGCCTTTATATCGTCAATAATATCAGCTAGTTGTTTGGTTTATATTGTTCAATGGTTAGAGGCTTTACGCAAGGGATGGCTTGTTTAAGTCATTTTCACAAAAAACGGACTCGAAATATTCGATTCTAACAACTTTAATGGGTATAGCCAGACCTCGCTATACCCCAAAATGAGGAAAATCATGCAATACAATTCATTAGACTCAGAGAGAGCAGTCGTAGGTGGCCTACTATTAGAGCCTTGTGTTCATAGGGTGGCGGCTACTAGATTAACGGAAGAAGATTTTAGCGATGAAAAGCTAGGTTACACTTTTAGATGCATCAATAACATGTATCGAGATGACATACCAATAGATGTTGTTACAGTCAGAGATTTTATAAGTAATGATCATCAACCTAAGAGTAGGCCCTGGATGGTTGATTTTCAATTTTTAGCATTGTTGTTAGAAAACTCTACAGGTGTTAATAATATTGAAAGTTATGCTAAACATATTAGAGAGTGTCGTATTAACAATGCAATAGAAGCTCTTAAAAAAGATATTAAATATGAGAACTATCAAGATACTGTATCGCAAATACAGAATTATGAATTAGAGTTGGAAGATAAAGATGAAAGCCATGTTAAGGCAATAGTCGGTAAGACAGTCGATTACATGCAAAGTTTAACAACAGGTGGTGTTGGATTACCTAGTGGTTTTAAATCTTTAGATGCGTTAATAACTGGGTTTCGTCCAGAAACATTAACAGTACTAGCTGGAAGACCTAGTATGGGCAAATCAACACTAGCACTTAACATAGCTGATGCAGTATCCAGGACCAACAATGTTTTGTTTTACTCACTTGAGATGAGCCAGATACAATTAATGCTTAAAATAGCATCATCACATTCTAATATTCATTTGTCTAAAATTACTAATAACAATATGTCCGATAGTGAGTCCGAGGTTTTTTATAAAGCAATGGCTAAAGTAGGGAACCAGAATATGACTATTATTGATAAGTTTGGAATGTCAATACATGACATTACATCTAAGTCTAGACAGATCAATAGTGAAAACAAGCTAGACATGATAGTCATTGACTACCTACAAATCATTAAATACGACAAAGGACGAGAAATCTCTGAGTTAGGTAATATAACTAGAGAACTTAAATATCTTTCTAAGGAACTAGGAATACCTGTAATACTGCTTTCACAATTAAACAGAGCAGTTGAGCAGCGAGAGAACAAAAGGCCTTTTATGAGTGATTTAAGATCGTCTGGGGAGATTGAGCAAGATGCAGATTGTATTATTATGGTTTACAGGGATGAGTACTACTATCCAGAAGAGTCTGATGACAAAGGTTTAGCAGAACTAATAGTTACTAAAAACAGAATGGGTGAGTTGGGTTTTGTTAAGACTCAATTCTTAGGTCAATACTCTAAGTTTCAAGATGAGGAGGTAAATATATATGACAAATAAAATTAAACATGTGACACAAGAAAGATTAAAACAATTATTTACATTGACTAGTGAAGGTTTATTTTGGAAAACAAATAGGCCAGGGGTGGTTGTTGGAACGGGTGCTAGTCTTCATAAATCTTCTGGATATAAGGTTATTAAAGTAGATTATCGTCAATACAGAGAACATCGATTAATATGGCTTTTTGTGTATGGGAGTCTACCTAAGACATTAGATCATATAGATGGAAACAAATTAAATAATCGTATTCAAAACCTTAGAGTGGCCACGCAATCACAAAATTGTCATAACACAAGATTATCTTCTCGAAGCACATCTGGAGTTAAAGGTGTGACTTGGCATAAGCCAACAAAACAATGGCGAGGTAGAGTTAAATTACATAGGAAAGAATATAGTGCAGGTTATTTTAATGATCTGGAAAAAGCTCAAATAGCTGTATGTAAACTGAGAGAAAAATTACATGGGGAGTTTACAAATAATGGATAAGAATTTGATGAAATTTAGCTTAAAATTTATATTTATATTGTTTATAATTGGGTTATTGACTGCATGTAATACGACACAAGAACAACTACAATGTCATCCTATAGAAGTCAATGAGTGTATTGGTTGGTTGGGCGATAAGCCTATCATGTTAGAATAACAGTTATAAGAAATTAGGGTACTCTAATTTATAATACTACAAGTATGGTAAACATTAAGTGCTTACAACTTAGGTTTTTTCCTCCATAATTTTTCCTAAGTCTTAATCAGTACCCTAATCTGTTATAACAAGGGGAGAGAAGTATGGAAAAAGTAATGGAAGTAGTAAACACAATCCTAAAAAATAGATCCTTAACAATTTTCTTAGGTGTGTGTGTTGTAGCGTTATTCTTTGGATGGGTTGGTGGATAACATAAACGACAATATTAAAAACCCCTCACACTATACTCAAGGCAAGATAGAGGCTAAGACATTTATTGTTGACCAAGATATGACTTGGGCAGTTGGTAACGCAGTCAAGTATCTTGTTAGATATAGATGGAAACATAAAGGTGAGGGGCAAATTCATGATTTACGGAAGAGCATAGAAAACATTCAAATAGAAATTGATAAACTATTGGCTCTAGATAGAGATGGCAAGGTATAGTACAAAAGCGAAACGATATCAAATATTAGATGAAATAACTGATAATACAAAAGATGCTTTAGAATTAGCAAGAGAAGAAGACACTCCCAGAGATGTCGAAATTAGACTCTTACTGGCTTTAGTTGTAAGAGATCTAGATATCCTAAGAGGCGAAGAGTATGGGGAAAAAATATAAGAGGATAGCGTTAAAGTTTAACATTAATCCAGTTCCTGCAGCCAGACCAAGAGTTTCAAGATGGTCTACATACTACCCAAAGAAGTACACTCAATTTAAGAAAGACATGTTAGCACTAACAAGTGAGTTGGATGTTACTCCTATTGAAAACTTGGTTGCTATGGGTATGGTGTTTAATGTGAAGATGCCTACTGCCTGGACCAAGAAGAAAAAACTAGAACAAAACGGTCAGTATTGCGATAATAATGTAGACCTAGACAACTATCAGAAAGCTATATTAGACTCTCTGAATGGTGTCTTATACTTAGATGATCGCCAAGTTGTTAAGATAATGACTGTCAAGAGATGGAGTGATACTCCAAATATTAAAATAGAAATGATACCTACAGGAGAAGAATGGAAACACTTACCAGAGATGAACTAATAGTAGAACTTGCGAAAGATTATGGCGTTAGAGCAAAAGTATTGGGCCTTAAATTTGAAGAGGCTTATGCCAAGTATGTTAAGAGATGTAGTTTAAGAACATATGAAAATCTATTACAACAATTTACTATTGGTAATTTATCGGATCCTGTAAAAATTAAACCCAAACTAAGAAGTAATGAATACATTGTATCAGCACCAGCAGATGATGATTGTGAAGATGGTGTTTGTAAGTTATAGCTTAACTTAGCTAATGTATAATAAGTGTATTACAACTTATAGGAAATCAAGATGGCAAAAGGAAATGTGATACACCAAAT